TATATTCTTTTATTTTTGGATAATTTTAGTTGACTTATCTCTCAACCTAAGTGATATATACACACACTTAGACATGGAGTACTGAAAATGGACGTATTGAGCTGCTATATAAGCCACAAACTTATGAGATTAAACACCGCTTCGATTTTTAGGGTTTTGCCTAAATTACAAGACGCAACTTACGACCGGGCCATATTTGAAGAATATATCTCATTTCTCGTTTTCGATCTTTTCGGAGAGTGTGAAACTGTTGACGAAATTATTGCTTTAGCTGATAAGTTACAAAAAGACATTCACAATAAAAAGGAGCATATTTTTGATAAACTCATACCTGATTGTTTGCTCGATGATTTGTATTGGGAGCCACTTGTTAAAGGCGTCGAGGAGAAAAACAAGAAAAAAGCCTTCAGAAAAGTCTGCGATCAACTATGTACTCAGTTAATAGAGTACGTGCACCCATATCACTCTGGCGTGATGGGAAGGAATTCCCTCCTGTGTAAAATATTCAAATATTCGTAAGAAATAATTTGACTAATAAACGGAACCAAGTGATATATACAACACTGAAATTAGAGGAGCTTATTATGAACGAGACTATAAATTACCGCATCGAAGAATTCGATAAAATCTTGGCTGAAGAAACGAAGTCAGGACAGGGAATAAACCATGTTTTATTTTGGGCTTACGAAATGAGCGTGGAAAATAACAACAATTATCTAAACTTTGCTGATACGATTTGGCCGGATGATATTGCACCGATCGTTGAAACTTTCAGAAAGTACGAAATTAAAGAATTTACAATTTCAAGCACATGTTCCGGTTTAACTACAACATTGGCTGATTTTGAGAAGCATGGCTGCAAAGTATGCGGTTTAACGAAAGCCAATAGAGGCTGTAACGGTGAAACAGTTCCGGCAATCAAGTTACAGGTGTTATAATCGAGTGACGCTTCGTCACTCTTTCTCTTTCAGTACCAACTTTTGAATACCGAACATAGCAAGCAGTGATTCTATCACTAAATCCACATGGCTCGGGGTATAGTAAATTACAACTGCCGCAATGACTGCAATTAGTCCCTTCAACTTGTCGCTCTCGAATAAAGATTTTAAGTCCATTTTTCTCCTCCTAAAATAAAATCACTTTGTAGGCTCTATTAAGCCATCCCTTTAAAAATTTCTGCTGGCTCGGATTTTTAGCTGCGATTTGCCGATAATATCCTGCTGCCTCTGATTTAATTGCAGCCAATAAACAACGCGGTTCAGATTTCGTCGCCGCAGAAAGCGTCTCAGGACCCATCAAACCGTCTTCTTGGACTGTTTTACCCACTGATCGCAAAGCCCTTTGTAAAACGATTACAGCGGCTCGAATTCCTAAATTTATTGATAAATCAAAGAGTTGCGTTGAAACCAAATCGTTCAAAATTTCTTCAAATCTTCCCTTCTGCCAGAAATCTCGATAGTAGATTTTCTTCGCGTCTTCGAGAGTTAAATCCTTGATATTTAAGGCAGGATAGCTTCTTTTTGAAATCCCAAATTTGGTTTCTCCGCCCGGATCATTGTTATCGAAAATATACCCCCCTTCGTTTCGGATTACATATTCAAATGCTTTTTCAAATTTTTGGCTGTACATTTTTCATTTCCTTTCACCCTATTTCCCTCCGACACATTCGACATTTGAAACGAAACCACCGGAATTTAACGTGTGCTCCACCCTGGAAATAATCCAATTTGTTGGAATCTTAGTTGGAAATCCTCGAAGAATTATTGGACCCTCAGCAAACAAATCCGGTCGCCCCTCTGTCGTAAATCTGAAAGTCTTATTGTTTTTTTCGATTCTTTTTCCCCTGGCTTGCACTGCGGCCAAGGCAGCCTTTTCCGATGAAAATATCTCGTTCAACTCTGTTTCCGGATCACCTGAACCGGCATGAACTAAATGATATTCTCCGGATTTTTTATCATACCAATTGGCATATATCGTTCCCGTTGCTCCGTTCGTTCCTGTTTCCGTTTCTTTAAAATTACAGGAATAATTAGCCACTTCAGAGGCTTCTATGTATTTAGTAGGCAAACTTTTTCCCGATACGGATTTCGCCGTCATATCTTCTGAAAAAATCAAATGATTATCCGTCGGTTTTGCAACCGCTCCAACTTTATTAGCAATTCTTGTTAGATAGTTGATATCACTTTCACCAAATTGCGGATTATCTGATAAATCTATACCTTCGTAATCTTCAGACAATTCGGAATCTAAATCTACCGATGCCATATACTCATTTAGCTTTACATCATTTGTCTTTGTTTTCTGAGATCTCATGGATTTCGGCAGAGCATTCGCAACAATTTTTATCGTTCGTCGCGCTCCGTCGTATGGCGTTTGGGCTTTTTTCTTGAACAGATTTGCTATCGAATTGAAAATTTTCATCATATAATTTCAAAAAAAGTCTTTTTGATTTGTTCGGCAATTGCTTTAATCACAGGAACACAAACACTGTTCCCCAGTTGCTTGTAAATCTGTGTTTTCGGAACTTTGTTAATCACGAAATAATCGGGAAATCCTTGCAATCGCGCGCATTCCCTTTCAGTTAATCTTCTTGGATTACCCATCGGATGATTCAATAAAATCTTTTCAGGATGACTCAGATATCGAGCAACTAATGTAACCGTATATGGTTCTGTTTCATCGAAGATTTTATACGAACACCACCCTGTTGATCCGAATTTCATTCTTTCTTGAATGTGCGTCCATCGGTGATCCGACAGGCAGTAGCTCTCGTTGACGTTTTCCTCAACTATATCTGAAATATGCGTCTCTATTCCCGACGGCTTCGGAAATTCAAAGTCCTTGCTTTGATCTAAATGCCCGACGATATACAGTCGCCGCCTGTTTTGCGGTACACCGAAATCTTTTCCGCTTAAAATCTCATAATTAACTTTGTATCCGAGATGCTTTAAACGCTCTAATATCAGCTGAAAAATTTCTCCGTTGTTTATTCCTTTGAGATTCGGAACGTTTTCAAGCAGAAATAATTTTGGCTTTTTCGCTTTTAAAATTCTTTCGATTTCAAAGAACGCCTGACCTCGTTCGTCATTGAATCCTTTTTTTAATCCCGCATTTGAAAACGGCTGACATGGAAACCCTGCCAATAGAATATCGTGATCAGGTATCTCCGTTTCTGAAATACCTTTGATATCTCCGAAAATATTTTCGTTTCCGAAATTTGCGCTGTATGTAGTGACTGCATGCTTATCGATTTCGCTCGTAAAGACGCAATCAACGTTTTCTTTTCCGAACGCTTGTTCGAAACCAAGTCGGATTCCTCCGATCCCGGCATACAAATCTGCTATTTTTATCATTCCACTCCCTTGGATGTCGTAAAAACGATCTGCCTTTTACTTGAAGTTTTGAGATTAGCTTTGATCTGACTCCGTAATTTGAGCAATTGCTCTAAATCTGCTCCGGCATACTGGACGTGTACATCGCCGTAAGTCACTGAAGTCACACGCTTTCCTGACTGTAATTCCAGAATAGCTTTCTCTATGATTTCTAATTTTTCGCTGTCACTTATCACAGAAAACTGCTCCTAATTTTTTTAACTCTTCTTGTAACCTTCGGTTTTTCCTCCGGGTTACTCAGTTCCATAATTTGCTGCCATTTCTGATCTGACCAACGATCGATTCCCAAAGCTATTGCGGCTGCTCTTGCGTAAATCCTGCAATCTAAGGCTTCGTTGCGATCTCGAATTTTCTTCCATTCTCTTTTTGGATATCCTCTGACAATCTTGGTGACCAACTGTTCTGCAGTGATTTGTTTGAAATATTCCGTGTTATACTCCGGAAAATGACAGCGGTGAGCCACCGCGGGCGATGTTTGTCCTCCGGACAGGGAATTTGAGGATTCTCTTACGGATTCAGTCTTGAGCCAACCGTAGAATTCGCTCTTTAAGAGAGAAACTCCAACCTTCCACAATCTCACTCCGTTGGCTATCTTTTTTCCGTGCTTATTTACGTCGACTTTAGTCGGAGCATTCAGTGAAACCAGAGAATTATCAACTCCTTTTACAGCCATGACATTGTGAATCGGCTGCTTCCTCACCCAATCGTAGACATGCTGTGTTGCAAACCCCGAATCTACCGCCATCATGTTGATTTTTCGATAAACTCCGTCTTCGGATTCAAACTCTTCGTTCAGAATTTCCGATAATTTGTTCCACGGAGCTTGAGTTGTTGGATTCCCGTAAATCACTCGATAATCAACTGACCAATTTTCGTGATCCTTGCCCCAAGCAACGATTTCCAGCTCAATTCGATCATTTTGAACATCAACACCGGCAGTGAGAACGTATCCGCCTCTTGGTACTCGACCGATTTTATAGCTTTCTCTTCGATCAAACAGCAAACCCCAACCCGGCACATCGCCTTTTTCTTCCCAAGGCAGACCCAAGGTCGTATTCGTCCATGCTTTCAGTAATTGATCATCTTTTTTCGCTGATTCGTAATTGTGATAGCAGGTTTCCCAACTCATCCAGCCAACCGGGGAATACAACGAACTTAAATGGAATCCGCAACTGCGGGGAGCCCCCGCTGGCTTTTTTTGCCCTCCCGGCGGGTAAGTTATCTCTGGCTGTGATTGATGTTTTTCTTCCTCGCGGAGCGAACTTTTGAATGCAACATCATGTTGCCGTTGCGGTCGCCATTCTCCTTTTCGGAGCATTTCCGTTTTGTATCGCTCATCAATATGTTCTTTACAAAATTCACAAACATAAGACACTTTAGAATCAATTTGATCATAGTGAATGTTCTCCCACTTCAGCGTTTGATAGCCGTCACAGAACGGACACGGCACAAAATAATATCTTTGATCCG